CATCACAAATGAGTACAGCCGTGGCCTTTAACCTTGACGATTACGAACCAGTAGCCAGCCGCCTAGACCGCTTTCTAAAAGCGCACCCTGATGCTCGCATCATTACTGATCTTGTGCGGCGCGTTTGTTTTGTTGTACTGCGCCTTTGCGTGAGTTGCATGATTGATGGGCTGGTTGCAGGTTGTCGATGCTGTTGTCACCGCCGTGCATGAGGCTGATGATGTGGTCGGCTGTGTTGGCCCCTGGCTTGCCGCATAGTGCACAGATGGTTGCTTTGCCATCGCTGAGAATGGTTCGTCTGTTGGCTTTGTATATCGGGTCGTTGTATGGGGATGTCATGTGTTGGATGTTACTAGCGCCCTTGCTTCGCTGCGGTTGCTTTCAGTGCTACATCGAGTCTGGGGTTTGTGTTCCCCACAGTTCAGAGCAAGTAGCTCTTGGTTGCCGGACACAGGGTTGAAGTGGACACCATTCGTATTTATGACGTTTAGACGCTGCACGATGTCTGACCCCAGCATCACTTCAAGTAAGTCATCACATGAGGCTGGGCGCACCGCTCTACCCACGTCACCGTGTTTTATACCTGCACAGTGCAATCCCGTACGAGGCCTTGGTTGTATTCAGTTGTAGTTAATTACTTGCGTAAGCCTTGAAGGCAGGCAATGCCCAGCGACAGTAGCAGGACATACCAGGCCACAATTAGCATGATGCCAGCCTGTGCTCAATCTCCTGCAGTTGTTCAGGTCGCCATATGTAGCACTCTGCGTGTGGGTTCAATATCTCGAGCCAGTGTTCCTGTGCCGGTGAAGTGCGGCCCTTTGCGCTTTTAAGTTCAGCAAAGATAAGACCCTTGACCTTGTGGCATAGAACTAGATCGGGAAAGCCCACAGCGCCACTGGTGAGCCAACGGCCTTTAGCAGTCTGTGTGGGGCTTGCGTGGTGGCAATCCCAGCCGTGAATGTAAGCCAGGGCTTTTACTTGCTGCAGGAAAGACGCTTCACTGATTGGTTGCATACATCATGTCAAGCAGCGGCAGTGCTTGTTCTTTCTTTGTGCTTTGTCCAAGGTGTGCTTGTTCGACCCATGTTCTGTAGGCGTGGCAGTTATGGCAGACAAGTTCGCACTTCTCAATCTCATTATCTATGAGCTTGTAGACGTCACCTTTTTGGCTTTTGGCTTTGGCTAATGCAAAGGACTTTTGTGTTGGGTCGAGATGGTCAAAGGCAAACATGATCACATTCCAATGCTCACAAGGTAGTTGGCAATCAGCGCAATGCTTTAGTTCCATCTTCTTTGAGTCGATGTACTCAGAGATTAAATAGTTCCGTGAGTTGCTTTTTGGGCGTGGGATTCTTGCCTTGGGCACATAACGTGCCTTCTGGTACTCGCGCATATGAGCGCGGCGCTGTTCTCTTTCGGACTCGGTAAGCGCCCAGTAGTACTCGCGGTATGACCTTTGGCGCGCCATTATTTGTCTTTGCCAAGCATGAAGCCACACATGAACACTGCCGAAAGCATGATGACAAGGCTAAATAGGTCAAGCATTTGGCAATTCCAACTCATCAAAAGTCCATAAATTATCTTGCTCGGTGTATCTCTTTGTAAAGCATTCCAAACACACAACGCCGATACCTGTCTCAAACCATGCTGTCATTACTTCATTAATGCAATGAACCATTTTTTTGCAATCAACACAGTTAAGAGCAACTTCAACTAGCAAGTAATGATCATCAGGCAAGCAATCGTCAAAGAAGTGAAAGATTGGCTCGGCCATTAGAACGGCTCTTCTGGGCTGTCGAACTGTGGCGCTGGCTGTTCACCGCTTTTAAGGGTGTCAATGAATTGTGAAGCTTCTCTTTTTGTCCAGCCCTGTATTCCGCTGGGCACTGTGCGACCCATTGATTTGCACACCGCGCGGATCATGTTTAGTTGTTTGTCGCTGGCAAGGTTAGAAGGCTCTGTGATTGTGCCATTGCCTGATTCGGTCATGCGCTGTACTTTGCCCATTTCCTCACGGCTCGGGCGCTTGTTAATGTCAGAGCCACTCATACCGGCATTTGCCAATGCACGACCCACAGCGCCAGTCTCACAATTCTCGAGATGGCTGGTCTTGTTCACGTTGCCTTGGCCGCGTATTTCTTCTGCCCAGCCTGTAGCGATAATTTCGCCGTCAAGCCACAGCTCGGCTTTGAACACGGCAATGTCTGACAAGTAGTGCACTAGATCAGTAATGACCCGGGCATCAGGGTGAGCCTTGAGGAAGCGGTCTAGACGGCTGGCTACTGGTTCGTAATCGTCAAGGTTAAAGGCCACGGGCGTACTCGTTTGTTATGCGGTTTAACTCTGCCTCTATGCGCTGCAATGCCTCTTTAAGCATTTTGATTTCTTGTTCTTTGGCGTAAATCATGTCTGCCACGTCATCATTATGTGTGTACTCACTCATCGTCTTACAGCCTCCCCAAGAATAATTTGTAATTCTTCTTGTTCTGTTTTATGCATTAGCAAGGAATATGGCAGCATCATCCCGACCAATTTTGTGCACGTTCTTTTCCACGTGTCGCGGTCTGACCGTAGGCGTTCAATCTCATCGGCCTGTTTTGCAAACTGTTCAGCGCATTTGCCGTGATGCAACTCAATAAGTTCATCTTCTGACTTTTGCCACATCTCAGCAACAACTCCAACTTGTTTGAACATTTTTACTAACTCAGTATTTTGACTGCGTAGGCGTTCAATCTCATCGGCTGCTTCAGTTAGTGCATTTGCCAAAAACCATTCTTCTTTTAACACATACCTAACATTTATTTCCCGTAGTCGGGTCACAATGTCATCATTCATCGTCAGCCAACTTCACATTGCTCAGATAGTTAAAGCCTTTAGATGGGCCTGACTCATGCAGTGACGGGTGCCAAGAATCGCGGATGGTTTCAGCAATGTTGGGCAAAGCGTGAAGCGCGCCCACAGCCTCAAGCACCAAGCTTGATTCCTTAAAGCGTAATTCCAAAGCCAGCGTGTGGCTCAGGTTGGTTAGTTTGGCAATTAGTTCGCCTGTTGAAGTTTCCATTGTTTTTCCTTTGTTATTTTCCTGATGTTGCTCGCCAGTGGCCGAGGCCACCATTGTTGTAAAGGTAGCCAGCCACCTTGACATTGCACTGGGCGTTTAACAGTGCTTTGATCACATCTTGTTTTTTACAGACAGCGCGTGTCACAGTAGCCCATGACCCTTGAATCTGTAGCAATCCCACATCTGGGCGTCCCGTAGATTTACGCACTGGGGACAACGCCCGTTCAGTACAGCGCGACTCCCTGTAGGCAATTCGAGACATAACCGGCACAACCTTGGCGGGGAAATGCCGAGCCAAAAGCCGTTCCCACTGTGGGCATGAATTAGCAGCTGCACTTGCTTGCGCTGGGGTGGATAGGGCGAGGATTAGCGATAGTGCCATGAGTTTCTTAATCAACTCTCTCTACTTCTGTTGGCGGCCCCCATAAGTGCCAAGATTCTGCACGTGTGCAGACTTGGGTGTACTCAATCAGGCCTGTGGACAAGTCTGTGAATACTTGCACCATGATTTTCTTGTCTTTTGATTTTAGGACTGTATACCCCCATGTTGGGAGCATCAGCGTTTCCAGTAGCGGTTGGCGACCTTGAAATATGCCCATGAGAGGCACCAGCCGAACAGTACTGCTATGAACATTTGTTCGTGGGTGTAGGTTTTCATGCCCAGCCCCTAACCATGTCCATACCCTTTTGGGTGATGCCACACACAATGCCCTGAGAGCCACTCAGGAGCGCTCTACGGATGCCTAAGTCTTGGATTAGTCCAATGGTGCGTAAGTCGCTGCAGCGCTTCCAGTAGCCCTTTATTTCGTGACCAGCGAGCGCGGCTCGAGCGCCTGCTTCTTCATCGGTCAGGCCAAGAGTTGCGTAGTAATACTGCTCCAGCAGGATTGCGCGGTGAGTGCCAACTCTGATTGGGCTGGCTTGGCGTGAGGTTTCGGGGTCTGAAGCCCTAAACAGTGGTAAATCCTCTAAGAGGTAATCCTTCATGCGTGACATTTTGTTTCCTTTGGTTAAAGCCATTTGAGTGGCTAAAGATGACTATACACAATTTGAGAAGTCGGTGGTGGATTTCGCCAATGGAAACAAACTACTCTCCACCACCTAGCCCCAGCACCGCTCAAACAGTGGCTGGGAATTCTATTTAAGTGCCCTGAATTGAGCCTCAAAATGCTCTGGGGTTTGCTTGGCTAGTTCAATATGCAGCCAATTAGGCGAGCCTTGGTAGGAGCCTGCATTGTCTGTGGCTGTAAAGATTTTGACACCAGCTTTGCCTTCGCCTCGACTACAGCGGTAGCCAGCGCCGTACTCGCCATATGCGTACCAGTGCATTTCGCACAGTCCTAGGGCTTTGCTGTTGGCTAGGAACCAGTCCCAAATAATACGTGCCTGGGCTTCGTCTTTGTATTTTAGATCAGCTGCATATCCGGTGGCGTGAACAGATAGTCCTGCGTTGTTTCGCATGGGTCTGTTGGCGTATGTGCCTAATGAGGTCATGCCCCAGCGCGCTTTGCACAGCTCTACGAGTTTGCTAGTGACGGGTTGTGTTCCTTTGCCATCCCATGATGGGTAGTACGGGTAGACGCGGTTTGTCATGGTGCTGGTGGGTCTTTTGGTTTGTCTTTAAGGCCGTTGCCAGCCAGCAAGCCGATAAGGCCACCGGACAATGTGAGCAACATACTGCTAAGCACTGAGATTTGAGCCGCGTCTAGTTCGGCCATTTTTTCAGGCTGGGTCACAAATAGCAATCCGTAGAGGATTGTGAACACTGAACCTACGAATGACACCGTTAGTCCGATGGCGACAATCATGACGATTCGGGCTTTAATTTCTTCGTTGGTATGTCTGTTGTCTGGTTTCATCGGCACTTGGCTCCTGTTGCGTATCGGGGTGCTGTTGTTGTTTCGGGTGAGATGGTGTTGGTAACGCTTGAGAGGGCTTTGTTTTTGGTTGGTGGGCAGTTGAGGCGTTCACGGTCTGCACAGCTTGTGAGGGTGATGAGGGTGGCGCTAATCAGCAAAAGGCGTTTCATTTGTTTTTCCTATCAAAGTGCCTTCTGGTAAAAGTTCAGCTATTTCTTCGGGTGTCATGTCTGACACTTCGCTAGGTCGCCCGTCTGCGTAGTGAGTTGTGACTTGTGGTGTGTCGCTCATGGTTTATGCCTTTCGGTATCCGTAAATAGTGACGGTGCCTGTCATGGTTGGCGTTCCTAAAGTTGTAAACCTAATACCGTCGAACGATTGGTCGTCTTGTTGCAAACCAAATAAAGTTTTAGATAGCCAAGCGCCGTTATAACTAATTGATTGCCCCATTAAAATAGTGTTTTTAACTAGGAATGGTGTATTTATATCAAAAATTAAAGAGCCTTGAATACTGGTGCTATACATAGCCAAGCCAGAATAAATTGAACTAACAAGACCAGCGGAAACCTCATTAATTGTTGACCCACTATTGTTGGAGCCAAAGTTTGACCAAACATAACTAGTGTTTGCTAATGGTGTACTGCCGTTTAGCATACGAATAGAAATATCTGCATTTGCACTTACTTTTATTGTTTGGACAACGACTCGATAGTTGTCATAAGTGCTGCTAAAACACCCGACAAAGTTTGTAGAAGCCGTAGATAGAGCACCACTGGTGATGTAGGTCAGCCCTGAGTTCGCCAGATACGCATTCGTATCAGCCGCCGTCAGCACCTCACCCGTAGTAAAAGTCTTAATAGCCATAATTAATATCCTAACTTGTTGTAATCGAGCCTGCCGAACACCGCATTGTTTAGCAACAAATAAGAATTTAGATCAGCACCCGACACGTAGTAAGTGTAAGTAGAGGACTCAGGCGTAGCGCTCATAGTCGCCCCTTCAATGACGCAAGAGAATACAGTGCCACGGAACGTGACATTGACTTGAGTGCCGGGCAAAGAACCAAAGCCAGTTTCCACGCCATAGCCCGGATAGTAAGCAGATATCTGGTCAAGTTTGAACACGGTCTGTGCCTCAGCAAGGCAACTGAAAGACAGCAACTCAAAGCTCTGGTCGTTGTAGTTGGCTAGCAGATAGTTGGCAAAGTCTGTGGCTTGGCTGGTGCTGGCGTTAAGGGTGTTCATTAACAATGTGCGGTAGTTACCGCCAACGCCTGTGTCTACTGTGACTGGTGCAAAGCCTTCAGGATCAACAGTGACCTGTGTGTAGAAGTTGTCCCCGTAAGACCCAAAGCTCAAAGCGTTGTACACCTGATTGGTGGCATTGTTAGCCACATCACTGAAGTTAATCGTGCCAACCTTTTGCTCAAAAGGTGTGGAGATTCTCATGTTGATATCGTCAAAGTCCCACAGGCGACCATTTAGAGTAAGCAGCACTTTGTTGAGCCAGTCGCCCCACGTGCTTGACACTGTGGTACCAGACAGCGGTTGAGTGTTGGTCACGGCAGTGTTCATGGGAACGTGTGAAGCGCCACCAGCAATGTCGAGCTGGTCGTACAGCGTGTCTGCTGGCATTGCGTAGCCTTCACCCTGCTGACGACCCAGCTGTGCAAAAACACCTTCAATGGAAACTGTCAGCCTGTCTGAGTTTCCGACACCGCCCACATAAGGGATGCCGTACTCGATGACAGTGTTACTGATGTAAGCCGATGTCAGCACCATGCCAGTAGTTAGGTTCTCAACGCGGATGTAGTTGCCCGGTATCAGGTAACTCAGTGGGCTGGCATAGCCAGTTGGGTATCTAATCTCAATAGTGCCAGTGCTGGCGTTGTACTGATCTAACTGGCGTTGCCTGCCTGTGTTAAGCGTGATGCTTTGCACATTGGTCAACGGAATAAAAGTAGGTGCTAGCCCTTCATAAGAGTATGAGACTTGATAGTTCTGGGGCATTAGTAGTTGTTACTTACCTTGATAGGGATAGACCCGTTCTGCCTCATGTAAGTGCGCAGGGCATTGACTACCGCGTTGGGGTCGCCACCATTGACGTTGATTGTTACGCCAGCACCGCCGCCGCCAAAGCCAAACTCACCCATGCGGTCAAGAGGAATAATTGCTTCAGGCCCAGCCTCACCGGCGGTAATAGTCGTAGCGCGTGTGACCACGCCACCTTCAGCCATAAGAGTGCCAAGGCCACCCACAGAGAAGCCCGAGAGGTCAATGCCAGAGATGTCAAAGCCTGGCACAGCAATACCCATAGTGGCTTGGATGCCAGCAAGGAAAGACTTAGCGCTGTCCACGCCTGCTTGGTAATACTTAGCAGCTGACTTTGCAGCCATCTTGTCTGCAAGGTCTGTCATCGAGGCAGTGAGATCGTTAGCGCGTAGAACACCATCAGCAGAGCCAAGGATTTCTTCAGCAATAGCGGTACCGCCATCAACTCCAGCAGCCAACACTTGCTGGAGCGCTGCCTCATTAAGGTTGGCGGCCATAAGCCTGCTGACCAACTCACCAAACTTCTTGGCCTTGTCAGCCTGCTTGTTTAGCGACTCAAAGAACGTCTGAGGCTTTGCCTGTGCAGCGGTCACTTCGTCAGTGGCAACAGCCAGATCACCCATAGCGTCAGCTAGTAACTGTGCGTAGTCATCACGCTTAAAAAAGTTGTAGTCAGCCTGTGCCTTGTTCACCTTGGCTTGAGCCTCTGCTTGCTTGGCGAGCGCGGTCTTAACATCGGCAGCGTTGCCGGCAATCTCTGACTGGGCATCAGCAAAGTTAAAACCACTTGTAACGGCTTGCCCTACGCCTTTGCCGAAAGAATCAAAAGCGCCTTGAGCGTCAGCAAGTTTGGCTGTGGCATCATCGAGCTGGGCGTTCAGTTTGTCCTGAATTGCTTGGGCTAGTTCTTCAGCCTGGCGCTTCATTTCAGCGGCAGCCTCTTTAGCCTTTGCCAAGGCAGCGGCGTGTTTCTTAGCGGCAGCAGCAGCCTTTTCTTTGGCCGCGCTAGAAGCCTTAGTGGACTTGGCGCTGTCATCTTCAGCAACTGTCAGGTCTTTAATGTTCTTAGTAACACGGCTAGTCACTTGGCTGTTCTGCCTGAGAGCTGCTGCCTGATCGCGCACTTCACTATTTACAAGACCAACAGCCCTGAGCAAAGGCCCAAGGGCAGGCGTGTTTTTGGCTACTTCTTGGATGCCGGTAGCGATGCGGTCAAACCATTTTTTAGTAGAGGACTCAGCACCCTGAGTGTCAGTCGTCAGATCAACAAGGACTTGGGCGTAGTCGCCAAGAATTGGGATTAGTTGCTTGCCTACTGTTTCTTCAAGTTCGCCTAGCGCAATCTTTAGCGTGGTGACTTGACCCTCAAAGGTTTGGGCGTTCTTTGTGGCAGCGCCAGAAAAAGAGGCAGACAGACTGCCAAGGACACCATCAAGGTCTTTGGCTTTGACAGCGTTCTGATCGAGAGGAATACCAAGGCGAGTAAGGGCAGTAAAGTTGCCAAGTGCCGCACGTGAGAGCGCGGTAGTAACGCTTTCGAGGCTACGGCCTGACCCAGCGGCCACATCTAGCCCAATTTTCAGCAAGCGCTGTGCCTGCGCTACATCGTTAGTGGCTCTGACTAGTTTGGAAAGTGCCGGTCTAAGAGCGTCATCAGCCGTGGCCGTTTGGTACATGAGCGCCGTAACGGAATCTTCCACGGCAGCGACCTGCAACTTGTTAGCGCCGACAGTGTTCTCGAGCGCAATCTTTAACTGTTCCTGGCTCTTTTGATCTTCAGCAGCTGCCTTGACAGCCTTAGTAAGTCCAGCAGTGACAGCACCAATAACAGCGATAGCGGCAGGGCCACCGTACTGCTTCAAGGCATAAGACGCTTTCTGCGTATTTGTCTCGAGCTGTGAAAAAGCCTTCTGTGCTTTTCTTATTCCCTTTTCATCAAAGGCCGAAACGATGTTGAGAACTACGCTCATCAAATCCTCATTGCATTGTTAGTTTGTTTCATCACTTTATTTACCAGCTCGGTCACCTGGCGGTTCACATCCTGATACGCGGAATTATAAGCGCGGTAAATAACACGTGAAGGCTGGCCGTACTTGGCGGTCAGGTTCTCAGATAGTTGTCCTTCTGCTGCCATGTCAAAGATTGTGGCTTGAGGCCCAGCCCAACGCACACCAAACACGCCAAGGTTCTGGCGGTAGCCACTAAAAGAGTCACGGACTTGCTTGCCACTGGTAAAAGGCTTGAGGTTCTTTTTCACCCGGGTGTCCATCCAGCTCATAATGTCAGCGCCTGACTTACCCTTCCATGATCGTGCCATGCCCGACAATGGTGCACCGCTGGGCAATAACGCCTCAGCCTTGGTGATTACTGGCTTGACAATTTGCTTGAAATCACGTGTGATTTCTCGCCTAAGTTTTGGGTCAATGCGGTTGAGTTCCTTCAGCGCCTCTTTTAGGCCCAGAACTTCAATACCGACATTTGCGCTCATTACTTCTTCCGACTTTCGTTAATCATTTTGATGACTGTCGAGAGGTCGTCAGTTGTGAACTCTATCTCACGTGGCCAGAAGCCTGTGGCAATAAGCACCCCCGCTAAAGAATGTCGGTAGGTGCCTCGGAGAAAGGGCGGTCAGTTTCCTCACTGACGATTTCTAGGCTGACCAATTTCTTGATGAAATCATCAAAGACAATAGGCACAACAATGTTGTGAGTCTGGCAAGCAGCCCAGCAAAGAAACGCTAGATCCTCTATGCCAATGCCGTTGGCCATCTCTGACGCTTTGGTCTTAAACTTGCGTTCCCATTGGGTAACACACCAAAGGTTGGTGCTTACTGTGAATGGGCCTTCGCCCATGTCAGCGCGGAGCTCTAGTTTCATGTCGGGTTTCCCTTGTTGGTTTTGTTATGAAGTTGCAGCAGTGTAAACACCACCACGGAACGTCAGCGAAATGCTCGAGAGCTCGCCCAGAGTGGCATCAATAACTGGCAGTGCTTCAAGGTATGTGCCGGTCAAAGTAAACGACGGGTTAGTTGCACTTGTAGCTGCTGACGTTGGCTTCATGATCACTGTGGTGGCTGTGCCAACAAGAGTTGCCAAGGTGGCGTAGGTTTCTGTGGCTGCGTAGCTCATGAACAGCTCGCAAGTGAGTTCGTGATCACCAAGGCCAGCTGTGTAGACGCGAGAAGAACCACCGAAAGCAGTGGACTCAAGGGCATCAAACTTGACAGTGAGCGTTGCTGATGTTGTCTGGTCTGACAGATCAACTGAGTTGACAGTGAGTGATGGGTTAGAAAGGTATGTGCTTGTGGCCATGTGAGTTACTCCTCTGGAGATGTTTCTTCTGTTTTAGCAGATTTGGTGGGTGATTTGTCGGATTTGATGAAGCCGCCTTCAATGAGGGCTTCAATGTTGGTTTCTTCAGAAGGCTCGAACTTGTCGCCCGGTGTGCCAATTCTTGGACTAATGATTGTGTACATGATTCGCCTTACGCTGTCTGTGCCTGTACGGATACTACTAGGTCGTAGCAGGGATATTCTGCACCACCAATAAGGTAGGCCGTGGGCTGGCCGTTCATCACGATCACATTGCTTGAGATGACTTTGGCTGTGATGTCCAGCAGCTGCCGTAGCACTGGCAATGACGCTGGGCCTGAGCCAAGCACCTTTATTGGGAACGTCACATTGAGAATGTTGCCGTTACCTGCAAAGGTCGTAAAGGATGGCGCGTCAATAAACACACAGTTAGGCACAATCTTGGTGGGGTCTGTTACGACCCTCAGCCCAGAGACTGTGGCTATCTTTGCTGCCACATCATCTATGGCCTCGTTGAGAAGGTCTGTAAAGGCCACTACGCCACCTGTGGGCGATGGATGCCCAGTAACTGCTTAACGATTGGAGTCATCGCTGAAACGCTTGCAGTGCCCATTCCGTCAAAGGTGGCAAAGGTGTCCTGAACTGAGCCTCGAGCGCGCCACAGTGCAGCTGCATACATAAGAGTACCCAGCGTGACATCGTGGCCTGGTGAAGTTGTCAGGCTGTCAAAGTAGCCAGACTCTTGGCGGCGGCGGTAGGCAAAGTCGTTGGCAGCGTTTCGAGCCTGTCCCACCAATGTGTAGTCATCGCTGGGGTTAGTGATGTCTACGCCAAGGTATGCAATAAGGTCAGCGTTAGTAGCCACCCATGTGCAGTTCTGCGTGTAAGTAATCGTGCCAGTAGCCGTTGCTGTGCGCTGTACATCTGTGCCAGTACAAACAAAAAGCACCTGATTAGGGATGCTGACATTGCTATTAAAGAGCAAATCACCTTCTGTGTCTATGCCAATGTACTCATACTTGGGCATGGCATAGACAACAAACGTGCCGTTAAAGGGTGCAGCAACACTGGCAACAGTGATGGATTGACCCACCTCTATTTCAGTGTCGGTCAGTGTTTGTAGCACTGCATAGTTGTCTAGCAGTTGCTTAAAAGTGACTGTGTATGTAGCCATCGGCGGTAGCCGCCTTTCGGACTAAGCGATTACGATGCCCTGAATGAAGCTGGAC